TTCTCAACTATAAATACCTTTAGGGATTTATATTATAGCTGTTTTACCCATGAACAATTTAGATTATCGCAGTAGGATCGTATTCATTTACGATCACATCTACTGTACCTGGCACTGGAAAAACACCAGCTGAACAGGTTACTGTAAAGATACCTGGATTCAATAGTGTGCAACGAACTAGCACTTGGATAGCTCCGTTCGAAGTAACTGTAGCAGCTGGAGGAGCTGAAACTAATGGTGATAAATCATTGTTCCAGACGCTCACAGTGCTACAACCAACAAAGGATAAAGTAGGAAGCGTAAATGCTCCTGGCGCCGATAGATTGAAATTAAATTGAACCATATACAATTGTTGTGGATAGCCGGTTATAGAAACCACTGTAGGAGTGATTGTTACAACTAAACTACCAGACTGGAAAGCAGTAGCAACGCCCAAGGGTGAGCCCGTAACTGCTCCAGTTCTGGCGTAGTGATAAGAATTGATCGAACCACCAACGTCAGATGATAGTACAGGTTTAAAGAATTCAACGCAATAGGAAACCCAAAGTTCTCCTAGGTTCTGAATAGGATTAGACTGAGTGGCAAATTGGAAATTTCCTAGATCATATGATCTAAGATCTTGTCCAAAAGGTACTGCACCTGTCCGAACAAACTTCTCAGGGAGGATTGTTTGATTACTCGCACACTCTACTCCGTGCATAAGATTTACAGTTGGTTTCGTGGATACAGCATATTCAGCATTTTCCATCTGTTGTTTAGTAGTGTAAGTCGGTGCATCAGCATTGTAACTAGTCGACATGACTATTACTCCGGGGGCTCCAGCAGTTACAAAATCAGTAATTAAAGATCTAAACTCAAACACGAGACCGTGGAATTTATATTCTTGATAATTACCTGCAACAGAAGACAACCAAGGGAAAGTAGAAGCGATACCAGGATTCAACGCAAATATATTGTTATTAAAACCAGCGGTACCAAGATAATCACCCAAATATTCACGATGACAAACAACATTAGTTTGTCGTCCAGTACTAAATTTAGGGATTTGGTTTCCGTTAGCAATAACATTATAAGATGGTGTAGCACCTATCATTTGATAGTCGCCAGATCCAAAAATTGAACCTATACCAGTTCCAAGCCACCGCCCAATCCCAGAGCCGACCGAGCCACTGCCGAACATGCCTCCAACGGCATTTCCTAACATATGGCCTACGTCTCCGAATGGGGTAGCCTTCTTTCTTTTAGGTCTTTTAGCGCTAATAGCTAAATTGTTTAAACGGTTTTCAAGGGCTTTAACCTTAGACCCCGTTTGAGTCTGTTTCTTAGTTCGTTTTCTTCTGTTTCCTGCCATTGTATTGGATACGAGATGGCGTACTCGGATTAAACATTATCTTAAAACACAGTGTGGTCGATCCGTGTAATCTCTAGGCATTTTGTTTAGCACAGAAATTACTGTTTTGGTCGATTAATAAGATAACCCAATGCTATTTTAGAACCTGCTAAGGCCATAACCCTCATAAGTGTTATGAGGGAAACACCAGTTTTCCTCAGGGTGAGGTATAATAGAATTATAAGTCTTTCCACCAACCAGATTCATACACCAAATTGGTGAACTCATCTAATTGTGGGTGATGTCGCATTTCATAAGTAAATTGGTCAAAGTATTTGCAACACTCAATATAATTTGTCGGTTGGGAGTTCAACAGATTCATCAACTGTTTGTCGACGTTTACTGGTCTTCCTAATCCATTTACAAATCTCGTAGAGCAAAATTCGAAATCTTTCAAATCCACCCTAGTGTTGTCTGTTAACACTTTTCCCAAAAGCCTGTACTCCTCCACTGGATTTTCCAAGGTTCTTTCTAATGCGTCGTCTCCCATGGACATCACAACAGGTGTTTTCTCCTGCTTTATTGCGACGTACGCGTGGTCTTTACAACGTATAAAAGTATTTGTTCCGGAGGTGTTATACCATCCTGATGGCATAATCCCATAATCAAGTTGTTGATACATGGTTCCATCAGAAAGAGTTACAACTTTCCGGCTCATACAGTAGTAGTGGGCACGCATTACGCGTTCCCATACAGTACCACGACCTCCGTTTAAGTCTAACCTCCTTTCCAAATCGTCTAATAAGTCACTTTCCTTAACAGAAAAGTCGAAACCCTGTAAATCAGAACTATCACAAGTTCCGTCCCTCAACATTTCCTTTACGTAGTCTGTGAGTTTAAAACATCCCTCATCATTCAAACCCATACCGGGTTTGCTTGAGATCGTGCTCCAATTAAGAATTTCAGTTGTATTTTGTAGAGAACAACACAATCTTGCGATTGTGTTGTCAACTATAGATATACTCCAAATTAGACGTTGTCTATTTGCTTCCAATTTGCTAATTTTGTGTGGCTCATTCTTTACAAACAAGCGGATAGCATCACACAGTCCTAGTTGTACCAAAGTTTTAGGCTCAAGGTTTTGGGTACAATCAAAATCCCTGAGTGCGGTAAGCCGTTCTAACACGGCGGCAACGACGATTCCCTCATAAGATTTGAGGAGAGCGTCATTGTCTCGTGCAAGCACATTGAGAGGAAATCCCGGACTGGATTTTCCTTCCGTGCATTTTCCGGCGACGTAGCGTACATTAATGCTTTCTTCCGTAAAAGGAAGCATTCCTGAGACGTACTTGTCCGTAAAACCTGTTGGAATTCGCGTAGATGGCAAATCTTGTTGTATAGCTTCTCTTGCTTTCTGGTTAAGTAAAGCATTTGAATCTGCACTTTTGATTCGTCTAGCGCACTGATTGAAGAGTGATAATCTCTCGGCCTCTGCGTTGGTGGGCGGATAATCC